CTCTATAATAAACGACATCACAAAACAAAGCATAATAGTGATATATGATTGAGTAAAGCGAACGCCCTCCCACCGTGTGTCAATACCTTTATATAAAATAGAGACTAATTAATTGACACACTTTTAAGCTATCTGAAACTGATATCGCCCACCGATTTACCGAATCCACTCTGGGTATATTTCAACCAGTCTTTACGGCATACTAGATATTTAAATGCATCAGAGAAGTCAGTTGATTCGAGTGGGCGTTTACGTAATGGAAGTTTCTCCGATGTCTTCTTTTTATTTAACCTTCCCTTGCTGTCGATGTGCAGAGGTGCAGATTCTAAAGAACCTTTGAGTTCTTTACAATTGTATAAATCAATGCGAAGCTTTGGGAGCTTCTTGTTCTGTCCTGACATTAATACTTGTTGGAAATGATACTCAACTTCATGGTCAATGTTGCCTTGACCAATACTCATTAGATATACTGTCCATCCTGTGGGCTTACCCTTCTGAACCTCTATCTCTTTCTTAAAGCCTGTTGCTACATCTCTCTTTGCATCCTTATAGTTGTTGGCTGCTCTATCATAATATAGATATAGTTTCTTATTGTTGTGATACTTAAAGTACTCAACAAACTTAACTGCTAACTCAGGATAGAAGTCAGGAGATAGAGTGTACATATCCTTAAGACAATCGAACCACTCACCATTAGTCTGTGCTATCACAAGACTGTGCATATTACCACAGTCAAGCCCTCCATCCAAGGGCTTATCCTTATCAAGGTGAGTGAGTATGCGACAGTCTTCATTGTCTCTTAAGCCAAATAACTCTGAATAATAAGAGTCATTACCCTCTGAATAGAAGTGATGTTCTTTTAGATTACAATAGAACCTATCCCCTGCCTCTACCTTTGGAATCATCGAAAATATAGCATACTTAATGTCCTCAAAAGATGAATCAATCTCATTGAATAAATATTTCTCCGTTAGAATATCTGAATTGATAAGAGTTGAGGCAATTACAAAGAGGGTTGAGTCGTTGCGAATCTTAACATATCGTTCGTTCCATCGTTCGAGTTTACGATTAATAAGAGCAACAGCATCGTTATCTTTCTTTTCAATTGCCTTAATCAGATCTAATCTTATCTCATTAATAACAAGTCCGCATTTGAGGATATCCATAATCTGGTCCTTATTCATTTTACTGACTTGTTTGAGTATCCAGTCATATTCTCCGATATTTCTTTTATCGGGCATATCAGTAGTAAATGTACGTCCCAAATAAAACACAGATTTGGCAAACGAAGCTGAATAACCACGTACAGCTTTAAGAAGCTTTGAAATTTTATCTTCCTTAAAATACTTCGCTTCATCACCAATAACATGCACAAAACTGTTACCGGCAGATATACTCGGACGGTCAAGACTTATAGCAGAAAGATTAAACCCGTTAAAGAAATATATGATATGCTTATAACTTATAATCCTATTTACTGCCGGATCAAAATGCTCAGGAGGTTCTTTACCTATTACATAATGGGTATTTTCCTGCCATCCTTTAAGTCTCAAACCTTCTAAAAGAGTAGGGAGTACGTTTTTCTGTAAATTCGAATAAGTATCACTAACTAAGGCAACAGGTGCACCCGGCATATCCCAAACCATTTCCTGCAATCGTTCGGCAAGCATGTCGGTAGTCTTTGCTCCTCCTCTGCCGATGATACCGTAGAAATTGGTAGTAAGGGTTAATCCTACAATCTGACTAAGCCAATTAGCGTAGCGGATTTCAATGCTGTTATTTTTCTTCAGCTTTTTCTTTAACATCGTCTATAAAATCTTCAAAATCAACATCAATAGTAGTAGCGTCACGTTTTAATCTCAACTTTTCTTTCTCTGAGATTTCTTCAATTGCATCAATCTTAGCTGCAAGCATCTTTCTGTCGATAGATGGCAGATTGATATCTTCGGATGATAAGGAATAGTATTTTATATACTTGGCATAAAGTTCGGGAGGAATAACAGGTGGCTCTTCTTTATTGAGTCCGGCAAGTTCGGCAATCTGAATAATAGTGTTTTTAATTACATCGGCTCCCTTTTCATCTTTAACTGTCTCAATCAGGTAATCGAGAGTAAACATGAGTTTCTCAAGTAAGAGATTGCGGAGCGATTTCTTTTCTATTTTTATATCCTTATAAAATAGGTTGCAGGAATCCCAAAACACCTGACGAGCAACAAAATCAGATAATCCTTTTACATTTTTTAAGTAGTTAATAGCATTCGATGAACCTTTGCGAGAAATACCGTTAATCTCACTTAACAATTCAAAATATTCAGTTTGCTCCTTTGTTAGAGTGCCTTGAGCCCCTGTGGAGATATATGTGTTGAGTTCATCGAAGTTATTTGCATCAAATACTGTTCTGACTATATTATTCTTCGCCATAGAAAATCCTCCTTCTAATTAGTTCTAAATCGCGTTCTTTCCTATACTTATCAAGTCGTTGCCCTTGCGTTGTATTACCCGCAATAGCACATTCGAGCATTGATTTCATATCCAAGGCTTCGTATAATAGCCTGCCCCGTTCGTGATGAAATGATAGTTTACTCCCTGGAGTGTCAAATTCAGCCATAAATTTAGGTTCATGGATCTTATAAATCTTGGCTATCTTTTGTGGAGATAGACCGATGCCGGCATATTTCTCATATTCATCAATATCTTTCAGTTGATTAAAAATTTCGTCTAAATCCATATAATGCTTTACAATTAGTAAATAAATATTGCTCTATTGCACTGTTATCGCTCAGATTACCCGAGCCTTCGATAACATAATAATCGTCTTTAACACGAGCACATATAACCTTTTTGTGCGACCATTTTAATGTAACATTGAAATTTGAATTCTTCGAAGCAATAGCCATCAACGATTCGTATATTTTGGGCATTCGGTGCTTGATACTATCTGTGATCAGTAAATTAAATTTGGTTATTTTCCCTTCTAAAATATAGCACTGCAAAGAATTAATAAACTGTGTGTTTATGCTATATGTAGCAATAAACAACTCATCAATACAGCCACGTTCCTGAATTAGTAAATTGACAAATGAAAAGGCATTGAAGCTTTTGGCTGTTTCAAGGAAAAAACATTCATCTTGCTCGGGAAGTTTCTTTATTAATTCGGTTAAATTATTGATATTCTGAAAGCTTGTGGCTTTAAAATGTTTTTTTAATACATCGGATTCTCTGGGTTCAGTATTCCAATTCCTGACTTTAAACATGGGCTCATTCATAAATGTTAAGCAATTTTTTACACTCCTGAAGTTCTCTGTTGTAGGAGTTCTTACGTTGTTCTCTTTTATATTTTAAATATGGTTTGCGATTTTTCTTTAACTCATCCTCATTTCGCCAGATGCGATGCTTCAGCTTTTCATAGTATTGATAAAGCTGTAGAATAGGCATTTCTTTAAGTTTGCGAACTGCCCGCATCTCTTCGAAGATAGGATGTCTGCCTAAAACCTTGCCTGATTTGAGATAGTGATTAAGTTCGTCGTGTATTAATCTGTTTTCGACAAAATTTGTAATTACAGTATCAGCTTTTTCATAACATTCCTTCTTATTTGAACATGAAGATAGTTTTGGGTGGGTTTCGACATAGTTATAATATGCCGAAATCTTATCAGATACTAATATCTTCAATTCCTGCGGACAATTATCTTTATTTAAAAAAGGATATTGTTCTCTGACGCTTGACTTTTCAACGGCAACTTTAGGTGAATTGATTACTTCAAATTTAGAAGGTTCCGGAAACAACTTATTAAGAGCAGATTTCAATTCCTGATCATATCCTCCACGACCTACATTAAGAACCTTTGCATTACGACACATACGAAGTATCCCCGCTTCTTTCATCGGTTGATATAACCCAGCTTTGAATATATTGAGTTGCGAAAGTACCTTTATATTTCTGTAATAATTGTTAATGTAAAGCGATGAAAACATATAAGGATTAGTAAGTAATCCGTATTTCTTGAATAATTTCAGAACCCTTTCTTTATTATAATAGCGAGGAGTATGCGTTTCGCAATTATACATAGTCTTCTTTTCTTCTTTGAGTAGTAACAGGGTTTTACCCAATAGTTTCTTCCAATTGGGACCTGCATCACTTGAAATAAACCACTGCGAAGGAGGCTCTGACGATTTATCGGCTAAAGCCAGTGGTTGTAATAAATCTTTGGTAAATGTATCTTTAAGAAGATATATATCATCATACGTATATATGAAATCTGCCGATATCTCGGGAGTGTTGCAAGCTGTGTGAAGTTTTGCGAGTGTATCGCGAAAACGAACGAAAGGCATATTATCCTGTATAGGTGCCTGATTGACTTGATATACGTTAACGCACCAGTCAGGGATTTCGCCGATAATAGATATCTTATACTCGTCTTTAAAATAGCGTTCGAATGAGCGAAGTGCATATTTTAATTCCAGTCCATTGTCGGGACCTATAATATATGGAATGACAATATCAATCATATTTTTTAATCCATGTTCTTGTTTTCTTCTTAACCCATAAATCAAATACGCTTCCGATGTCAACCACAACTCCTCCGCGTTGTTTCATTAATATGCCTAGTTTTTTACCTGCAGTACCACCACCAAGCAAGCATATAGTGCCTGTTAAATTCATGGTAGATATTTTGGCTTCTAGGGCGTTCAATTTCTTGAAAAGCGGTGTGCGTGGTTTTATCCTGGCAAAAAGGTGTTGCTCGGGTATGAGTTTATGATATACTTGTTTAGCCTTTAGTTCATTAATAATATAATCATCCACATCTCTGCAGGAGATATAAAACACTTTTCTGTTTTTGCATAGTTTGGCAAGCAAACCCTCTTTATGAAGGTTAATGTGAACCTCCATATTACACAGGGCTTGTGTTTTTACATATTCAAGGAAAAATGATGCTGCCGAAGACCATCCACCCCCTGCATTAGGATTAGGAAAGCCGATAATATCAGCCTCACAAAGTGAATAGATTATATCTCTTGACACACGATTACGGTCGTTGAGACTTGGTACACAACCCCAGTCTTTAATTGCCTTATTCCTGTATCTGATATTCATCATATCTTCGGCATGCTTGGCAATAATACCTTCTCCGTCGCCATAACGGAGAAGGGCAAAGGGTTTATGCGAGGTAAAGGCTGTATTAAGCCTTAGGAATACGTCATTGGTCGAAAGCTCCATTATTTAATGTCCTTTTCGGCTTTGCCATGATTTCCGGAATTGTCGGCAACGGTTGCAACCAACATATACCAGACAGGAGTTAAATTCTTAACCAAAGAATCGGCAACACGATGATCAGCTGCACCATGACCATCGAATTGAGCAAATGAGGATTTGCTGACGTGCCACACAAAACAACTCATATCAACTTCGCCACGAGTTAATGGCTCTTTTTTCCAAAAATATTTTGAAGGCACAGTTTTATGAGCCATTTGATGCTGTACCAATAAAACCTGATCCTCAGATTCTAATTTCTTCATCATTTTGCTGACTGTGACTGTTTCAGCCAGTTCCTTGTCATCGTCAACAACCCAGCAAAAGCCTTCTTCTAATTCAGAAGTTACTTTATTGATGTATAAATCGTAGAAATGGCGGTCGCGATCTCTATTTTTTTTGCATATTCCTGCTACTTGAAGCTTGCGAAAATCAGTGCTTTTGAAATCTGCTTTATTAACCTTAATGACTGCATCAATAAGTCCTTCTTTCTTCAGGGGTAGGGCGTATTGTTCCGATTCATCATCGTCAACTACGACTATAACTCTGATGTTTTCATAATTTTGATTAACAATGCTTTCGATGCATTTACGAAAATAGTTTGGGCGGCGATGCGTCCTGACGATGATGTTTAAGGTTGTGTCCATGATTATTGGTTTTAGATTATTTTAAATGATTTGTAAATGCTGATCCTTCTGCCAGACGATAATAATGAAATACATACATTCCTCTGATTACTCCTATCCGTCCGCCTTTGGCAATTACGGATTTTGAAAATGCCGTGTCCACACCCACGAATTTTGTGTCTTCCGGGAATGGTCCGCATTTATCCCAAGTTTTTTTCTTAAAAAACAGGAAAAACCCGCTTAAAGAACCTACTTGATCATTAATGGTGGTGTAGTTTTCGGCAAATATTTTCTCTGCCAGATTACGGTGATATACAATATCTCTATTTTCCTCCTGATATTTGGTATATCGTTGCTTGTGAGTGCCTATCCTGTTAGTTATACAACCGAATAAATCAATACCGGAATGTTTTGCAACTATTTTTTCGAGAAAGGCACCCCAATCAATAAATGTGTTAAACATCATCACATCGCTATCCCATAACCCAATCCATGTTTCAGGATCATCTACCATTTTACAACAGCGATTGTAATAAGCTCCAAGATTCTTATCGGCAAATATGGTATTGAAGTGGATTTGTTTCATTTGTCAAATTTGCAATTGCAAAACACAATTTTAAAGGACAAAAAAGCCTGTCGGTATTCGAACAGGCTTTTTAATAATATGGAAAATTACAGAAATGGGTTCTTAATTAGTCCCAGGAACCACTATCATCAAGTTCAGGAATTAAACCCGAATAGGTGTATGGGAGTTTATCGGTTTTTATTAACTGTTTAAGTGTCAGTTTAGATCCTACCTTATCTTTATTGTCGTAAGATTCAATATCAAACTGAATAGGATTACACAGAGTGCCAATCAATTCTTTGGTATTATCACACTGTTCGTAAATAGCAACCAAGTTTTCGTTGATGTTGTTGACGAGGAATTCTTTAAACTTCAGGACTTTGCCCGGATGTTCAAATACGACAGTTGCTTTAAATCCACGGTTATCAGGATCGCCTTCGGTAGTAGTCGAAATGTCAACAGTTCCCGGAGTACAATAGATATAAACCGCTTCTTTACCCGCCTTAAGTGTTATATTGCCTGTTACAAGTACGCCAGAAGCATCGGCAGCCGGATAACTTAATATATCTTTGGTTCTGATTAATATAATTCTATCCTTTTTAGGTTGCGGAGTCCCGGGATTAATACCTGTTTTGGGTACCGACACAAAGGCGTAAGCCATAGCGATGGAAGTTCCTCCAACAAGATCAACCGGATTTAATCCGATTATTGATGCAATATCGTTGATACATGGAACGACACAGGGAAACAAGCTTGCAGTTAAATCGACTGCAGCAAATGCTCCTGCACTAGCAATGAGCATTATTGTGAGAAATGTGATTATCTTTTTCATGGTTTCTTTTTTATTTTACTTATTTTAATGTAAGGTTGCCCCTTTCGAGGCAACCATTTAACTTTATTTTAAGAGTTGTTAGCTTGCAGAACCTGATCCACTGTCAGAACCTACAGCGGCTGCCCATATTTCTGACTTATTGTTGAATCCCGGAGCTAACCAGTATTCGCCGAATACTTCAACATCGTATCTGCGAGATTCCATTCTTAAGATATCAGGATTGTTGATATGTTTCAACCTTAAGAAGTTTTGTTTTGGTGTAGCAAAAACTGTTTTGCTGCCAATCATTGAAGGTAATCCTACAAGCGTAAGATTACTTCCGTAAAGTGATCTGGTTACATCAGTATCCTTGATTCCGTTTCTGTTGTTCTTAACTATATTTTCGACATAATTAAGTTCAGTTTCGGGAGAAACGAAAAGATTCATCGGGGTTTTGGCATAAGGAGAATTAACCATTGCAGCAACAAATTTTCTCAATTCGGTTTCTGCATTACTAGATGTGATAGTATTAATATCTACCCAGTTGACATCGGTATCTCCAGCATCGTATAAGTCTTCGAGAATAGTGCAGAATCCATCAACAGAATATTCGGGAGCTTGTCCGGCATCACCTTCTTTAACAGATGGAGATAATGCAGCATATTTCCCCTGCCCGATCATTTTCAACTCAATATCGTTCATAAGTTGTTTTTTAATTAACTCACTTACAATATATTTAGTGATAGGCATTTGGTCAGGAGTAAGATCCTCACGATACATATACATTAACCATCCTTCAAGATCAGAAGGTGTGATAGGCACATTGATTTTGTGTCTGCGATTCGGATTGGTGAGAGGGGCGAATTTGGTTGCTCCTGAAGGCGTCCAAAGACCAACGAATTGTTGTGACACGCTTGAAATACTTGGTTTTACTCCTTTATATTCAGTAGCTGCAAGAACCGTTGTCATGTATTTTTCAGTTACAAACCCAAAACTCAAATCCTGAACAAATGGAATGACGCCCTGAGTAATGTAATTTTGGAAATAGTCATCTTTGATAAGATCAGCAACATTAATCGTTGCCATCAATCTGGTTGCCTTATTCAAATTACGTTCTCCTACTGCTCTTGCAGCTTGGAAGAAAGGATGCGAAACTAATTTTGGGGCAACTCCGATTAGGTTTACTCTTTTACCTAAAGGGGAAGTTGCAATAGGAGCATCTTCAATTGGTTGCTCCGCCAATGTGTCTACAATGCCTTGCAGATTTTTTGCTTTTTCTTCAGCAACAGCAAGTTTTGATTTAATTGATTCAAGTTCAGCAGTGTTATCTGTTGATTCTGTTTGAATGTTCTCTTCTTTCGCAAGATCAGATTCAAACTTAAGTACAAACTTTTCTCCATAAGCCTCTACTAATGCGGTTCTTTGTTCCGCAGTGAGTACGCTTTTGCCCGTTTCATCTTTTGAAAGGGAGGCTACTTTTAATATGCCAAGTACCGTGGCTAACATTTTTTTTAACATGATTTACTGATTTAAGTAATTACTAACTAAATATTTTGTTTGAAGTTTTTTCAATTCGGATATTGCAGAATCAAGGTTACCAACAGAGTCGATCATCCCGAGTGCTTTGGCTTTATCGGCGAAATATGTCTTACCTTTAAGGTTGGCTTCGTCGGCATCTGCCACGAACTTCCCTTTTCGCAGGGAAACTACAGCTTCGCCAAACATACGAGCCAAAGGATCCAGTTCCTCAATTTTAATTTTATCGTATTCTCCTTTTAGTGCTTTATGAAATGTGTCGTTTTTCTCAGGACTCAAATTAGAATTGAATGTATGAAATACATATCCTAATTTTTCGTAATAAGGTTGAACGTCCACAAACGACATCATCACTCCCACACTGCCAAATTCGGCACTTATATTATTAGTGGCAATGATTTCATCACAAGCACAAGCAACCCAGTAAGCAGCACTTGCACAAAGGTCGCAGTGAGCTATAACCGGCTTGTAAAGCTCTGATTGTATTTTGCGAATGACTTCGAGCATCGGAGCCACAGAATCAACTGCTCCTCCTCCGCTGTCAATATCTAAAATTATTCCTATTATATTTTTCTCGCTTGCTATCGACAACATTATATCGGCAATTTCCTGAGTGCCATACGAACACAGAGTGCCATTTTTGAGCATTGAGCCGTGAAGAGGCACAACAGCAATTGTGTTTTCTTTAATATCGGAATCGCCCGAATCAACAGATTGTGATCCGTTACTTATTAATAGTATGGAAAGTTTATCAGGTCTCGGCTCATAATCACCGCCATTGAGGGCATTAAATACAGCCATTGCCTCATTCATGGCTACAGAGTAATGAACGAAGAATTTACCGCGACTTAACTGTTTTATTAAAGAATAATTCATGCTACAATAAATTAGTAGCACAAATATTATATGTGTAATAAGCTTAAAGAAGGACTTGTATTACAGCCAGTAATTTTGCTCTAAATCCGTAATTTCGCCCGAAAAATTAAACCCTGCTGTGGGCGAAGAAGCGTTTTTCATTTCCAAATAAACAGGATTATCCTTCGTTCCCAACAATTTTTCCGTACCATTATCGTAAACCAATCGCAAAACCAATCCTCTGCCTAATAGTTGTGCGAAGGCTTCGGCATTGGTACTCTCTTCGCCCGGGAAATGAAAAGTAATAGTACTCTTAATTATCTGACCGGAGAAGCCACTCTCCGACTTCTCGTCTAATTGGGCAGGAGGTGTGATATAGATCTCCGTCCAACTACCGGTTAAGAACGATATAACTGCTGTAAAGTTGCTTGTTTTAACCAACGAAGCGATATCACTTGCCAAATTCCAATAAATCCGGCAGATGTGATTTGTGATTTTAGTGTTTTTTTCGATTGTTGTCATAAGTTTGCGTTTTGCGTACTTTTGTCGCGTGACTATGCGACAAATAGCGGTTTTATTTTATAAGTAATTAATTTTTAAGCATTTGGAGGCTTTGCCTGATAAAAACAAAGGTTTTAGCACGATACCGATAGTCTTTTTGTCGCATCTTCTCGTAAAGTTTTGAATAAATTTCGAGTTCCTGCCGATACTCTCTCTTCTTTAAAGTCTCATATAATGTATCGAATTTATTCAGTCCCAAACCAAAAAGAAAAGCTTCAAGTGCATCCTTCTTTTCGTAACCCATTCTATCAGCTTCCAGCATCATGCGAAAGAAAAACATATCGAAGTGAGCCGATAGGAAATCATTGATTAATTCAATGTCGGCAACCGAGAAGTATATAAACTTATTACCGAAGCTGACCGAATGGGAATCGGGGATATACAGTTTAACAGCCATATTGTCGAGCGGAGTACTACTCTGAACGGGTAGGTCGCTTTCTCTTATTCGTGAGAATATATATTTTCCTACCTCGTTATTTCTGGATAATACTATCACTCCATCGCATGAGAATATGTAACGGAGATAATCTTCGTAATAATTCTTTTTTAGTATCAGACTGATCGAATTCATAGTTAAATATAGTTAAGTTAATTGTTCGTGTCAATTACAGGGTTAATTGCTGATTTTTTCTGTTTAAGTAATAATTGCAACTCACAACCATAAATTGCAAAATATATGTTTTGAACCCTATGCACCGGAAGATTAAAACATTCTATAATTAATACATGATTAAAATAAACAATCCAATGGTTGGTAGACTTGTTTAATAATTTTACGGTTATAAAATTTAAATGAAAGAGGCAATCTTCTTGGGTAAATCCAAATTTTATGAGCCATTTTTCAGACAGTGGAATTGGTTCAATATCATTTTCCCACATTCTATCTTCAGCGAGAGCATAAAAATCACAAAGAGCTATTTGAAAATCAAATCTCTTAAATTTAGCATAATCAATCCCGGGATTTCGATGCGACCATTGAGCCTTATGATGTACAAAGTTCCCAATACGTAATTCTTTTATTTCCATATTTTTAAAATTAAGTTTAATTATTTATTAAAAATTTAAAACGGCACATCCGAATCTGCTATAATTTGAATATGCTCACGTAATTTCTTAAGTGTATAGAACTTCCGGTCAATCCAATACCCAATAGAATAACAGTTGACCGTTCGTTTTATCTCTCTGCCTGTTTCCATGTTAAACAATTTGCGATCAACAGAAAACTGATAATTCGGGGCAAATGAAATTTCCCATTTCAATTTATATACTTCTGTAAATGAATGCGTTTTCATTTGATTATATAGTTTTTAGCCAAGAGTTATGGCGCATATTACGACAGCTCTCCGATTTCGTACTGAAGTTCACAGCAATCACGTTCTTTGATATTGTCTCTCAACCATTCGACAGCTTCTGGAAAGTCCATACCTGTACCATCGACTTCATTTCCCGAATCTGCGATTTCATTAAGTTGTTCAAAAACTTTGTTGGAGACTTTTAATCCGCCTAAACCAACACTATAAGTTACTTTTACTGATAAATCTTTAATAGTTTTCATAAATATTTGTTTTAAAATTAGTTACTAAAAAAATACGCGACCATAACAAAAACTATATGTCAATTGCCGTTTACCTGCTTCGTGGACAATGCAGTTTTTCAAATCGGCAACTGCATATAGTTCCGTAACGTTGTACGCTATTTAACAGACCAGCCATCTAATAGCGTTTTTATTATACTTTTAACGTGTTCAATTCTTGATATTGGAACACGAAAAGCAATTGTTTTTGTCGGTTCGTTGTAGCGAGGTTTTGCCCCCGAACCTTTGCGTTTACCGCCTTTTTTATTTTTGGTAACGAAACTGATTTCGTTACCATTTTTTCCCTCTTTAGGCTGCATATTTATATTTTAAATAAAGTTCATTTTCTTTTTTTGTTTTTTCTGAAATAGACCAGCCAATTTGTAATTCATTGAAGTAAAAATATTTAGTTTCATAATCATTTTTCGCCTCAAAGCCATCGCTAAATAATTCTGTTACAATCCATTTTTCACAATTTGCATCATCACAATAAATTAAAACATCGTTTACATTTATTAGTTTTTGGTTTTTTTCTACTTCGCTTTTCATATTTGTGTTTTTTAATTGTTAATAATCTGACACAAATATAAACATTTTTTTTGATTCTGCAAACTATTTCTATAAAAAGTGAAAACAGCGTACAACACCGTATATAAAACAGGCGGGGCGCAGCTCGGTAATTTAGCCGATTGCCATTTATTTAACGTGTGTGGCAATTATCACATTTCTACCTTTAACCCCGCCCGATTTCATATACGAACCGTTATGCCCAACTTTTAAAAACTTGGGCAAGTCCATTCTTTACAAACTCATCTTTTTTAAATTTCTTTACAAATTCCCAAACATTAAACGGATAGTCTTTGCATGACAAGCATCCTTTTGAATTTTGATTCGGATTTATAAATTCTGTATAAACCACCATGTCACTCCATCGACAACCCCACCATACAGGGTCAATATTAGGTCCAAAAGAAATAAAATAATTAATTACCTCAAATAGACCAGGACATAACAAGGGGTCAGACTTAATGCTGTAATCAGTATCCGAGAATAAACTGAGTTGTATGTAAGTTTCTTTTTTCATATCATTCTTTTTTTTACGGCACTAAGCATACCGCCTACCAGTTGGCATTAAGGAAGCCATTTATCAACGTGTTGTAAAATAAATACTCCTATTGTTACTAATAAAATTGTAAGCCACCAGTATTTTGAAAACATTTTTATTTTATCATTTGGTCTGTATAAATCAACCGCATAGTAGATAATTATATATCCAAAGCAAGAAATTATATAGTTGAAAATTTCTGAATAAGTTATTGTTATCATATTTTTTAGGTTTAAGTTATTATTTAAAAGTCATTGCTAAAGTGCCAATGTTCAGTTTTTTCGATATAACCAATTTCTCCATTAGTTAATTGAACTGTGTGTCTAATTCCATATATAGCTTTCTCGTGTCTAGAGTTCCAATCCGTATGAGTTATTTCACCAGTAAGCCCTTCGAAATTTCCACTATGAAATTCTACTTTATCGCCTACTTCTAGTTTTGATTTGTCTTTTTTCATAATTTTTTGAATATTAACCGCCGATTTGAGTATGTTTTTCAATATACCTTTTAGCTCTCGGAATATCTTCAAAAAGCTCAATACTACACGGCCTTTCACTTTGATTACCGTTGGTGATAACAGACGAAAACATGAATGCTTGACAAAACTTCTCACGTCTTATATAACCAACGGTAATGCCTTTGCTAATAGCGATTGCATGATATCTGCCCTCCTTATCAGTCCCGTTTGCTGAGCCTATTTTATATTCCCACTCAATCATTTCTTAGTGAGTTGACGATATCCTAACAAGTTATCTTTATGAAAAGGGGTAATATTTACCTGATTGCCCTGATTACCCCCAAGCATATATATATAATATGCATCCTGATTGATGAAGAATCCTACATGTCCGCTTTGCGGATCATTCGCCCTTTTTAAAATTACTACATCACCTTGTTCGGGGGTAGTTGTTGGCGTACCGATATCAAGCCAACTGCGGGCGTTAAGTTTGCCTGTGAAATGATAACCTGCTTTCATGGCTACCCAGTTGACGAAGGCACTGCACCATGCTGTTTCATCGTCTTTTACTTCGGGGTGTCCGATTTCTTTGAAATAGTCAACAATCTTTTTATTGTTAACCTGTCCGATTACCTCTTTTATGCCGTATTGGCTGAGGGCAATTTCTAATAGATCTGTTTTCATATTATGTGTATTTAATTTGCGTTTTACGTACTTTTATTGTAAAAAAATCAAAAATCAGGGTGTATTGTAGTTGCTTTTAATGATCGTAAGTTTATCAACGGATATGGGATATCGGTTCGAATGCCGTTAATTATCTCCCATATCACGGGTTTTCCCTCAAACTTGCCGAATTTGCCGAAACGTTTTTTTAGTTCTCCGGGTAGCGTAAAGCTTACTCCCTGACCCGATTCGAAATTCATTGAACTTTGAATTATTATATTTTCCGATCTGAATTTATTGAATAATCGCCTTGTATCAATGCTCATTAATCGTTGTTTTTCGTTCAACTCTTTTTTGAGTCTTATGCATTCATTACGATGAAAACAAAAGGATCTTTGCATCTGTAAAATTTCGTTTAAATCTCCCATTTTTATAGTTTTAGTAAATTTGAAATGTGTTGAATTTCTTTTTTTCTGCCGGCTATACTCACTATTGATGTGAAAAAGTTAAATTCGTTAAATATTCGTTGTATCTTGTTCATTTTCATTTATTTAAAAAACATTTTTTCATTTTTCGCGGTTAAATTCGTTAAAGTAAAGTTAAAGTGAAGTTAAAGTAAAGTTAAAGTAAAGTTAAATAGTTTAAACCCTGATTTACAATAATATAACTGAAACTATTTAACGAATTTAACGAATTTAACTTTTTTGATGTTCACTTTGCAAGGGATTTTTTTTGATTTTACACTCATTTTTGCTTTTTTAAAAAATTAATTAAAAAACCGTATTTATTTTAAATTTTAACTCAATATTTTCGATATAAAATAATCTGTTCATCGGGTTGTCATTTGACGTAACTTTAAATTTATAACAAGAACCAATAACATCGTCAACGTAGACTTTCTTACCTCCTAAACTTTTCTGCTGTCCGTGAATGAAAGCCGGATAACCTTCTGTAAGCATACTTTTCATTGACGAAGAATCAATTCCGGATATGGTTTTGAGCTTACAGTAGGTAATGTATGATGCATAAAATTGTTTATATTTTATCGAAACCACATTAGCCGAAGTATCAATAGTATAATCCCTGTTGCATCTCAGTCCATAAGGTTTATGTTCATCCTCGGACAGATTATAAGAAGCAGCCTCCCAAAATAATGATGTGTCCTTCACTTCGTTGAACATATCATTCTGTGAAATGCTGTATTCTATAATAGCCTCGGTTATTTCAGCTTCGGAAAATGGGAATTTTAATTTATCCTTAAGTATAATAAATGGGGTAATAAGAAATGCTATGTGTTTTTTAGTTCTTTCCGGGAGGTCTTTTATATTTAAATAAGTTCCGTTTTTAACAATTTCAAGATTTTCTTTGAAAACTTTTTGAAAATTCTTTTTAAAATACACTCTGAATTTTAGTATCTCTCTGGTAACTCCGCAGAATCCGTCGTTCTGAAGTATGCCAAGTTTGTTGTATGCTTCTGCCATTTCGGGAGTGAAGACATTGGACTTGAATGTAATTATAATCATTCGACTGAACATGGCAGCTTCGGCAGTTGGGAGTTGATTCCCATCGACCATACAGGCGGTCTTTATATTAAGCGTGTTGGTTCGGTTATCATTGCTCTTTTGTGCCATTGTATAGAGATCCCCGTCATAAGCATTTTTAAAGAAATTCACAACCTTACCTTCAATATCGTTGGTATATTCCTTTAAATAAAAAAGACTATTGCGTCGTTGAGAGACTGTTCGCGACAGACCTTTATCTGTCGTTCCCTTAATAGTAGTTCCTTTTATTTTGCCCCCTCCAAACATTCGAAGTAATAATTCTATAAACGAAGTCTTACCCCCGCCTGCTTGTCCAAACAGGAATAGAAATGGAAAAAATTCACACTCTTTGAATACAATATCCCAAAATAAGGAATTGATCACATGACAGATACCTATAGCTGCATTAACTCCATAAGCTTTGAACAGAAGATCGGCAAATTCTTTAAAATCAATATTGCCTTCTTTATAATTGTACTCCCGCATCGCCTGATACTCATCATTTTCTAAATTGGTGGCAGAGTACGCAGGGAGGTAATAATTACTCCCTGCATAGTCCACAATGCCAAGGTCATTGACCTTTAAAAATTCGTTTTGCTCGTTTTCCCGCGGAACTATGATGCCATCGGCAAACACGTAGAAGTCATATTCGGGGTTATAACCTAATGTATTAATCTTAATACACGGGATTTCATTATCCATATAATATGTAATTATTCGTTTAAGGTCATACATTGACCCGAAGAAACTGCAACGGTTACTCTTTAATATAGTCTCGAATTTGTCCATCGAAAATTCGCTCGAAAGAATTTCGACCAAAGACTCTTCGCTGGTAGATCTGTTCAATTTGACTAATCTGCCTGTATTGTTGGTGCCATCGTCAAGGTGATAAAGAATGGTTAATGTAAAATTTGAAAGCAACACCTCGATCGTTTGCTTTTTGGAATTATCGAGATTCCAGTATTTCCCTCCTTCCTGATAAAATCCATTTTCTCTCCAAAAATTGTAGTTCTTTGTTTTTTGCGATTCTTCATTAATTACTGTGACGGAGGGAGTATTAACCGCTTTAGCAACATCCTTTTTCTCTTTTTTAATTTCTTTGATTTGGTCATCCCATAATTTCTTCGGGATTTTTGTGATGCGAGATAGTTCTTTAATCGTATCAAGTTTTTTGACCTTATTCAAATGTGCACCTGCTATTTGACTGCACATCAGAAGAAATATTTCGTCATTCTTTATACCCTTAGTAATAAGTTCCTGAGCAGAAGCAATTATATCTTCGGCAGTAACTTGTTGTATATTGTCAGTTGGGATATTAATAAATTCCATTGATTTTCTTGTTGTAAAGATATTTAAGAAGTTCGGTTTTATATTTCTCGGTAAATCTTATCGAGGCATTATCTAAAACATTTTTTTCTTTATCAATTCGCTTAAATAAATTGATCATGTAAGGAATATCTTCGTATAGTTCAAACATCGTCTTAATGTTACTGTTAATTTGGACAATAACAGTTTCGTCTTTTGAAGTTCTTTTCAATTCCAATATCGTTTCATACAATCTTAGATCCGATAATTGAGATTCAATATCGGTTTGTAATTTTAACCATTCCAATTTAACTCTCCGAGGTTGTAGAATAATGTTTTTATCCATGCACCAAGATAGATATGCAATGGGATATTTCATATATTCTTCCGTTCTGTTTACTCCTAACAACTCTGTCAGCAAAAATTCCATTTTATCCCTCCGATTTGATTCATTTACAGCCGGAGCCTTCCTTTGTCGGTATTCGTAATAATCTTTCAGCGACGAAAGAATATTATTAAACAGTTGCTTTTCGCTCATTGTAGATAATGGAGCTCTTTCAAGAAAATACCCATTGAGTGAAGCAAATGTGCTTTTAAACTTATCTGCCTGTGTTCCCATAATATTAAACAGTTATATAACCTTTGCTCATTAATAATTCGATGGCTTTAAAATCGTTCATATCTTCAAAGAAGACTTCTTTTGCCTGTAGTGCAGCAGCTTCGAATTCTTCATTTGCCCCCTTGGATTCGGTCCAATCGGATAATAAGAATATTGCCGAGCATTTCTCCAATGCTTTCAAGCATATTTTCATTGCATATTTCCTCGGTGTGTCTTCGGTAAGACCTAATTTCATTGGGTTAACGATGTGTTTAACACCAATAGAACGAAGTTTATCTTCGATTTTTTGAAATTTCTGCCGGCATTGCTCCCAATTTTCGCCGGTTACTTTGCCGCTTATATATATAATGTAATCCATTTTATAAAAATTTATTTGAATACATGTATGTTGCAAGTTCCGTATTGGAATGAATCTTTAGATTCTTATAAATGTTAGTTCGATAAGTTTCTATAGTTTTTACAGATAGAAACAGTTCAGAAGCAATCTCTTTAATAAGAAATCCTTTAGTTATTAATCTGGCAATTTCCATTTCTCTTACCCGGAGCTTATTTGCAATGTGAGGATTGCAAATTAAATTGTTATGTGGGCAATAGGGTCGATAAGGGCAGAATACATATTCTAAGTTAATCAGATCATCATCAATATCAAGTACTTTGTCGTGAATGGCAAAATTACATCTGATAAACCTACTCACTTGAGCATATCTATCTTGGGGATAGAGAGTATTTAATTCATTATAAGTGTCGGGATATTTATCCGCAATTACTTCGTGCAAATGTGTAATTACCACATCATCTCCTTTAATTTCCTTAAATGTGTCGCCAATTTTGGCGATAATCTTGTCGTCCTCAGGACTACAGAAGAATTCTAATTTCATTGGTTTGATATTTTCTCATTTACTTCAACAACTTTTTCAATTCTGTTTTGCAACATGCGTACAAAATTTTCAAGAATTTTAATTGACAAATCTGAAATATTCGGATTTTGCAGAATTGCATATACGGTATTTACAGAACATCCGCATTTTTCCGCAATTAATTGATGATCACCTTTAATCTTATTGTTATTAATGTATTCAACAATATCTGGTATTTCTACAGGTATGATTTTACTCATTTTATTTTACGTTATTTAGTGTATTGAATTAATACCATTTTCATATTATCTTTATATTGAATTAATATTACAAAGATATTATCTTAATACGCAAAATGCAAATAAATATACGTAAAATGTAAATTAAATTATTATGGATGAGATAAGTAAAAGATTTACAGAGTTTTATAAAACTCTAGGAATTAAGCAAATTGAATTTTGCGAAATTGCCAAGGTCAATAAAAGCGTTTTAAGTAATATAGTATGTGATAATCCGATTCGGAACATCAGTTATATTATGATTATTAAAATAAAGCGAGCCTACCCGACTTTAAACCTAAACTGGTTGATTTTCAATCAGGGTGAAATGTTTATTAGTCCCAGTCACGTAGCCGAAGATTCTTTAACTATCAGAATGATGCTCGAAAAAATTGAAGCTTTGACTCGGGAGAATCAGGATTTACGCCGACAACTTAAAGCATAAAGGCAAAACACGCGACAAAACTACCCTAAAAAGTAAAAGTGTTTCCACTCCTTACCTCTTTATTTATAATTGGCTGATAGTCAGTAATAAACTATTTAACCACTTATTAATTATGGGACAAATGCTATGCTGATAATCAACGACTTACGTATTTTCACAATTTTCCAATTGCGTACTAAATTTATTAACAAACACATACACAGTATTATAGGCTTCGGAATCGTTGCTTTGACAAAATAAAGTTTAATCCGATAACAATAAAAATGAAAACCATTGGTTTTGAATGAATTATAAAGGCAAAACTGTAAACTATTTTACTTATGAAGAAAATCGCTCTGCAAGACCTACCTCCTAACAATAAGGATGGAGAATATAAACGAAATAATTTACATCAGGTATTTACCGGAAATACGCACCGTGAGTATTTTACAAATAAGAAAACGGCTAAAAAATACATTGTAACCGCCGAGAAGTTTATTAACAATAAGCTTCAGCAAATTAATTATCTGTATGGTGAGATATTTTTAGAATATCGCCGCATTTGGATCCAAATCGACAACCAAGATTTCCTGCGGATATTGGAACGTGATTTTAACTCTATTAACACAATCTTTAATCAGACTGTGGATTACGATATTGAAACCAATTACCATGCTTTTAATAATTTCAACAAAATTCTTTCGACTCTGAAAGAAATCATCCTCCGTATTATCAAATTCCTGAAACGGAAAAAACATTATCCTGATAGTCATAGACTTACACTTTACATCTCAATCATAGATGTATGTGTCCTTGAACTGGAACGCTTCCCCGAGCCTATTGAATGATTATTCGCCGGTTTGGGCAGCTTGAGCTACTGCGGCACAAACTCCACCTGCAACAGTAAGATAGCCGGCTATAGTAACGATTGCTATTGGCAAACCAATTGGTGCGGTAGTTAAAACTCCTGCAACTCCTGTCAAAATTAATCCAAAGGTTCTGACTTTCTTCCAAAATGGAGGTGTTGGACTTTTAATCCTATTTACAATTGTATTCATAGTTTATTTATTAAGGTGTTTTAATTTTACTTTCGAGTTCGTTAATTTTATAAGCGTGTTCCTTAATGGCTTCGCTGTTAACATTTTCTGCCGATTTGATATTATCAATGTCGTACTGAAATCGCTGAACGATAATTTGCAACTCCTGGACCGATTTATTGAGTTGATTGGTTCCCGACACCATATTTTGAAGGAAAAACACACATACGCCAAACAATCCGGTGATTATTATCCCTTGTATTCTGACCATAAATTCGCTTGCCTGCTTCATGCTACCATGTATTAGTCTTAATTACTACCCAGGCATAAGTCGATGCTCCTGTCTGCATTACCATTTCCATCCACGAATTACTTGCATCGGCACGGTATCTGATTGCTCCGATATTGGCTGCTGTGGCAGATGTGGCATCTGTCCCGACTTTTACGCTACTGGATACGGTCAGTATTCCTGTTACAGATGCGGTGCCACCAGATGGTGTTATTCCAAGATTGCCACCCGATGTGACTGTGAAGTCAGCGTAATTAGCGGCCGAGCCGTTAGCATCATTATAGGTAAGTCTTAAATTATTACCGTCGTCGGAGTTAATTTCCACCTGCTTGTCGGGTGCGGTTGTGTTCAAACCAAGGAATCCGGTTGATATTAATCTAAATCGTTCGGCACCGGTTACGGTTGTATTATTTGCAGCAGTAAAAATTGAAACGGATGTACAAGCATTCATATAAGCAGTGCCCCCTCCAAGTTTTAAAAGATTTTCGGTAGCCGTTGAGTTCCCCATTATTAAATGAATGGGTTCCTCGGTATCGCTCGTATAATGTAATCCTCCTACCCTAACCATTTTGGCAGCATTATTACTCACTGTGTAGCCGTCGGTATTAGCGCCCAATTTTAGACTATAAACACCCGAATTAACCTGAAAATCCCCTCCTGCCACGGTTGCATTATTACCCGTTTGAGTCAGCGTAACATCGCCATTATCCCAATTAACTACACCTCCTTCAGCAAGAAATAAGTCGGAAAATTGATGCGTAGCATCGCCAATATATGCACCGTCATCGGCATCGGCTATTATCCCGGTGTTGACAGTCAACAGCCCGCCAACAGTAACATCACCGCCCGAGGGCGTTACTGTTAAATCTCCCGATGATGATACAGCAAAGTCAGTATAATTGGTTGCCGAGCCATTATTATCATTATACGTCAATCGCAAATTCGTGCCATCGGCTGAATTGATTTCCACTTGTTTGTCGGGTACGGTAGTTCCTACGCCTACTTTGCCCCCGATGATTCGCATAGCTTCTGTTTCGTTGCCTGTGGTTGTATTTTTAAAAATCAGGGCTCCCGTATTATCTGCTCCACTCCTGACTGCTCCTATACTTCCTATCGGATTAACCACATTGGCATCGTCCCGGATATTGAAAAGCAAACCGGTACCAAATTCATCGCCCATGTCTGTAGTTTTGGTAGATAATAGTTTCTGAGCCATAAAGATATTATTAGTAGTTTGCCCGTTGCGTTCGAATGTAACGAGCGAATCAACACTGCTCTCCTGAAAGGTTTTCGGACTTATTATGGTCTGTACGGTACTGGTCTTCAATATATGCGAATTGTCGGCTAAATTCGATGTTGCAATTTGAGAACCGTTGATTTTTAGAATTCCATATAGGAAGGTACTGTCTGTAATTGATTGATTCCCAATAGTAACAGTTTTATGCCCGTGCCCCACAGAATTAGCACCAATGACTGTAGTCATTGTATCATTATTGTTTTGGGGTTTTGCATTAGATCCGATAAAAGTAGAATAATTTGAAAATTGATTGCCATTTCCGACAAGTGTATTTCCTGCGTAATCCCCTAACGCTACATTATAATTTCCTGTAGTATTCTCTCCCAATGAACTACTGCCTATAGCTGTATTATATACGCCTGAAATATTATTAAATAAGCCTCCTATGCTCGTATTGTAATTACCGGTTGTGTTATAAACTAATGAACTACTGCCTATAGATATATTATATATACCTGAAATATTATTATATAGAGAATTTTCTCCAATAGCTATATTCTCTGAACCTGAAATATTATTATATAATGATTTAATTCCATAGGCTGTATTTTCGCTTCCCGTAGTGTTGCTATATAATGCCTCAAATCCAGAGGCTGTATTATTGTGTCCAGAAAAATTATTTTTTAGTGATAAATGTCCTAAAGCCGTATTATTTTGACCTTCAGTATTACTAAACAGTGATAAATATCCAAAGGCTGTATTATTAGTAAAGGGTTTTAACTGATAATACGCAAGTGAATCCAATATCTCATCCACATCATACTTGCTTGTAATCTCTGTCTTGGTAGCCGATTGCAATGTAGTAATAGGTATCCCCTTCACGGTAAGCCTCCATAGCTTATTATCTTGGGTGTTGAGTATTAACTGGGTTATGGGTACGGACGCTCCAAACTGTGCGGTGCTGTCGCGAACGACGAAAACAGGTAATTGCGAATAAGCCGTGAGAGTGGCTAAGATGGCGAGTAATAGTAGTATTCGTTTCATAGTTTAATATAATATTATAATTATTTCTCCGTCGGTTATGCCTTGTGCAAAGGTGATGTCGCCTTGCGAAGGACTGTTGATGGTGTATGATGATGGATCGACAAGCAAACCCTGCTTGAAAACTTTGACGTGTGGCAGTATAAGGTCGCCGGTGACGTTGGCATGTCCGGCACTCTCATCGGCTGGGGTTACTGTGCATGGCACAGGGGTATTGATATCCTGCTTGAGTGTATCCAGTGTCTCAACTATATGGGTACATACGGCTCCATGGTCGGCTTTGCGGATTCGCCCTACCTTGTTGGTTATCTTGGCGAGTATTTCGGCTAGAACTTGTGCTATTGTCATGGTTCAATTATTTAGTCAAATTTTATTATTATTTCGAAAAAAGTAAAGGACATATTATATATAGTATTCGTCGTTATCGTATTCGTCTATGTCGTACTCTCCGGCATCGCTACCTACGTTGAGTTTATGCTTGTAGAGATAGTCGTCGACAGGTCCGGTTAAGGCTATGGTCTGATTGTAGCAGATAATGGGCAGGCAGTTGCTGATTGGGTTTACAAAGCCGTTGTTTACAAAGATCTGATACGTGAGCAGGCAATAGGTGCTGATGTTGGTAGGCGTAAGGAACGACACGAGGCATCGACGCGGGTGTGAGGCATCGTACCACGATAGTGCTTCGATGCTTGCATCCCATATAGCACGGTTGGTGAAGTCGAAATAATCCAGCGAAGCTCCGAACAGGGAATAGTCCTGAAACTCAATCTGGTCGGTGTCGTTCTCGTAGCTCCCTCCTATGAGGTTTGCCGATATTTCGAGTTTGTTATTGCCTGCCGATACCAGATAACCGGTGACGATGCCTGCATGATGAAGGTGCAGCACAAGATCGCAATAGGCGTAATTGGGAGGTAGCACATGGTGCTGTATGCTTGTTAGTTCGAAACAGTTATGACTATTGGACATGTTGGCTTTGGCATAGTCGAACTCTACGTTGATGATTCGCTTATAAGAATCGACATGGGTTATCTTCACATCGTCTATTACGATGCGTTCGATGCGTGTGGACTCTTCGAGGGTGGTAACCGAATTGAGCAGATAGATTTCGTCCGATTTCAGAAAATCGATGATCTGATTGTAAGTGCCGGTGACGAAATTGCCCGTGGTAAGCTTTCCCGTAATTCGCATTTCGTCCACTTTTCGCTGTGTACGCCCCCCTCTCGATGTGAGGGCGGTGTTGATGAGCGAGGCTATGTTATTGGGGTCGGCGAACTTGTTCAGGTTATCGCTTACATTATCGGAATATGTAACGACCGAACTCTTAGGTTCGGCTGTGATCTCCTCGTTTGCCTGCGTGGCTATGGTCTCGAACACCCCGAGGCTGTTGCGATAGGCATAGTAATTTTTGAAATTAGTGGTGCGGTCGATAGTATAAATCTTTTCGCCTATGTTAACTCCCGAGTCGGCTACAAATATTATTTTGATGTAGGCGGTGGCGGCGGCATAATCGGCAAAAAGCGGAAGATGCAAGCCTGTGACTACACTATATAGGGCTTTCTCTACAGGTGTTTTCTGCTGAATATTTTGGAACAAATAATTATCGTCAGCATCGTACAATATAATATAGAAGGTGCCAATGCTTTGCAATAAACTAAAGGCGTTCCATATTATAGGCTGATTGGGACCTACGCTGATAGTATCGGGCGTGGTGCTGAGCGACAGATATTTATACCTTATGTAATTCTCCGGACGTGCTCCTATCTCTGCCAACAGGTTGGTTTGCCAATCGGGGAAGCCTCCCTGTATGGCACACACTACCTCCTGCATGTGATTGCGGGCGGTGGCGGTTAACACGCCGCTGATTATGTATGTTTCGTAGTACGAGAACTGAAACTGGAAGAAGTCGAATGTCTCCATGAACAGATCGGTGTTGTCGTAGAAATAGTAATTAAGCTCGGGTTTGACTGCCTGCTGGCTGAGTACTTCGGAAATTTCGAACACGGCTATGCCCGACGAATTGGGCAGCTGATTGAGCATAATGAGATCTACCCATATATTATTAATGTGGTCGTACTTACGCAGGGCAAGCACTATATTGATGTTGGTAGCTGTGGGGTATGCCACCAGCACATCTTCCCTGATGGTGATATATACTTTATTTTTGGTGAAACAGAACCGTGTGGGTGCATATAGTAGTGTTGCCATAGTCGTTATATTTGTTTAATGTAAAATCTTTGCCTTACTTCGTCCCATTGTTCGCGAACGTCATAGTATGTTTTAATATTTTCAACAGTCAGTTTATTTGCCGTAAGAGTATTTATATTAAACCAGAACTGTGCATCGTCATAATTTGTAAACAATTCGGGTGTGGGAATCATCTCATAGGTGCTGTCGAGATTCTTCTTCAATCCCTGATTGGTTCTGCCTCGGCGGTTAAGATACAATTGTAAACCGTCGGCATCGTAAGCACAGCATTTGGTGGGGTTGCTCTCGTCGCGTGGTATGATGGTGCCGGGAGTAATCGCCCTTGCTCCTGCAGTGTCGTAGAACATTCCTGCTTCGCCCTTGCTGTAGCCGTAGGTATTAGCCCAACTCAGCAATAGGTGATAGTCTTGATATTCATACTCTTCGTTACCTACAGTAATGGTTGAATGAAAGTTTGTAAGTGTGCCATACACAAGAGCTTCGGTTAACGGATTGATGGAGTTGAAGGCTCCCCCGTTCTCGTCGCATTTGTCCAAGAGCTGTGCATCGGAAGGGGTGGCATAAGAGGCTTTGTAAGCCGAAATTTCGGCATCGCTACACAAACGGCAAACGATGATACAATTGTTAATTCCGCCGTGAAAAAAATTATCGTCGTGAGTAACATTACAGCCGAACTGTAGTTTATTGGGGTTAACAAGGTTGACCGAGGCATAAGCCGTAATAGATGCCGATGTACTTAAGCCCGACTCCAATTCCATAGTAATATTACCATCGCGGTCGGCTTTGACTATCAACACATACCACTTACCTACTGTGATGCTTGCTCCGGCTATGGTTGCCACTACGTACCCCCCCATGATGAATCTTAATCCATCGTCGCTACTTATCTCTATCCTCCAAACGCTGTGATTGATAACGAAACGCTTGGTAGTGTCGATAGTCGAGAATTTGACGTTGAGGCAGATGGTGAAATCCAATAATCCGAAATTTCCCAATCCGTCAAACTCTTTGTAATTGTCGGTGCCATTATATTGATTGTATCTGCCCAAGTGCGGGTAACTGATAGATAAAGGGCGTAGTTCGTTTGCCATGTTGGGACAAACCTGATCGCCTGTTTCGTCGTCGAAGGTGTCGTCGAGGTCGTAGTAAAACAAAATATCGTTCTCGCCAAGTTCCGTGGCGGTGTCGTCGTAGAGCAACCAGTCGGATGGCAGAAAATGAGCCGTGACGTTAGCTCCCGTAATGCCTTTGAGATTGTGAACCATTACGGTAATGGTTTCGATGATTGCCTGCGACTCGTCGATTTTCAGTTTGCGATACACATCGAATTCGTTGAACTCGCGTTCGCTCATCTGTATGTTGCAGGTGAACGATGCCTTCTTCCATAGGAAATATAGCCAGCGGCGATAGAGCAGTTCATATATGCCATTGGTTGAGTTGGAGAGTATCAGACTCTGCCCGTCGCGTTCGTGTACTCCACGTCCGTAGCCCCCGTCGAAATAATAAAACATGGCACGCAGCACTTCGTCGCTTACGAACTCGTCGAAGTATGCCGAGTTGCCAGGAGCAAGGGTGTAAGGACACGGTTTCCAATCCCAAAAGAGCATGTTTTCGCCCGAGAATATGCTGTGATCCAGTAATAAGGGTAGCATTTTCAACGCCAACTCCTTGTACGGCTCACTGCCATAGCTTAAGCCGAGCAATCGGTTGAAACAATTGGCTCCGGCACTTGGCGTGAGGTTGTGATCCGCGTCGTCGCGAATTACGCATCGGTACATACGATCCATAAAGAGGTCGTAGTAAAATCTGCCTTTGTTGGCATAGGATAAGAGATAAGGATCGGACAGCGAATTGTAGTCGCCGTCGCACAAACTCAAATCGTCGTTCAAATCTGCCATAGCGGCAAACGAGGTGTCTTCGCTGATTTCGTAAGTGAATTTAACGCCCTTTTCGTCGGTCTTTGCCAGTTGCAAGTCGCGTACTTTCTGCGACACATTCCACACTTCGGTGCTGTCGATAATCGACTCTTTGGTGTAGAAAGTAATGGTATGGGCGATTTTATCGATCCGCATAAACGAATTGGTGATGCCCATAAATGCCAGAAGAAACTCTTTAAGCCCTGTGGTTTGAAACAGGGTGCTCACCTTGAAGGTGACCGGGTTGGTGAAATTCATTTCGGTATTGCCCTCCGTCTCCACAAAGGCAGGCACGGCGATGTCGTAGTTGCTGAAGATTGCCAGATAGTTGAAAGCCGAGGGAATGGAACTGTCGAACACTACCGTGTAAGTGGCATATCGCCCTATAATATCGAGCAGATGCTTGGCAAATATGGAGGGAACTATAGGATTGAGGCAATATTCCTTAATGGCATTGATAGCATAATTGTAATCGGCATCATGTCCGGCGAAATTAAGCATAGAGCGATTGCCCGAAGAGGGAACAGAGTCGGTGTTGTGAGCCAGCTCGTGGATATCCTCATAATCACGCCACATATCGTCTTTTACATAAGCCTGTCCACGGTCGGCATAGAACAGAGGATTATAAACAGGGAAGATGCAATATTTGTCCGTGGGTTCGTACTGCTTCTTAAACGAGCCGTCGTCCTCGTATTGCACGGTGAGTTCGTCGAGGGCGGTAAGAGTGGTTACACCGGCAAGATCGGCAAACTTTTTATCCCTCAGGAGTTCGAGCAGATCCATATTAGTGTCGCGGAGTATGCCTGCAAACTGGTCTTTGGCAATAGTAGTGAGGCAGAGTGTGCCTACGCTTTTGAGTTTGCCGAAGAGGATAAGCTGACAGTCGGCAAATTCCATCCATTCGCGACTGCCGCGGTGGATGATGTGCGGATTCTGCAAGAGTGCGGCATTACGGGGAGTATTGATAATGCTGATGTTATATACAATATTACCATATAAATATTCGCTATCGAACAGTCCGGAGTTCTCCACCACGCTGATGGTTAGATTGTCGGGCAATTCGAGATCGGAGTTTGATATCAGCAGGCGTATTTTCATATCTTCTGGGCTTCGAGTATTGCATTATATTCGGCAGTGCGGCTGATTACCCCATTTTGTCCGTCGATTACGGAATAAGCAACTATACCCTGACTGAGGATAGCATTAAGGTTCTGAATAGATTTAACAAGTTCGGCATTGTTACTTGTCTGCTCCGGTCGAGCACCGAAACTTTCGAGCCTCTTGTATTCACCTTCGGCACGCTGAGGCACACGGTAGAAGTTGATAGCATCGAGTATGGCGGGATTGTGCATCATAATACGGTTGGTGGTGGCATTGTCTACCACTATCTCTCTGCCTGCCTCGGCTACAAGCGTGGGGCGGTTGACCATGCCGGTAGCATTGCTATGGTACGGCACACGGCGATAGGCACGTCCGTCGGAGGCTCCGGTCACGTCCATATAGTCGGGGTATAATCCACTCCGTGCCTGCATTACTGCCTGACGTTGCTGAATGATTTTAACAATCTCGGTGCCTGTGAGCACTCCCATTGCGGCTGCAGGAGGAACACCAGCGGGAAACCCGAATTGTGCAAATGTCTTAAGAATAGCCACGGCTCCGTTGCTTATAGCCAGTGATATATCCAGTGCCATTGATAAATTGGCGGTGCGTTTGGCAATGGCTTTTTTATCTTCGGCTGCCTTCTCTTCGATTGCAGTAATTGCCTCGCTTGTTTCCTGATTAATTTCCTCCTCCTGCTTGGAGCCTTTCTTTACGGAACGAAGTTTTACGCGGGCATTGTCTTCGATAGTTTTGATTTCGCGCTGCGATTGCAGATTAATTTTATTGTCTTGAATTTCGACTATTCCACTTACTATATTGCCAAGCTGTCCGCTGAAATCCGATGCCATCTGTGCCCTCTGCTCCCATACTGCAAGTTCCTCGATTAAGCGTTGGCGGTTGAGTTCTTTTTCGTAATCACGAATCTGATCCTGAATATCTTTTTCGACCTGCAGTTTCTGGTCGGCAGTAATCAATCCGAAATTTGATGCCCATTGTGCATATTCGAGGTCGGCTTCTTTTTTCTTTTTGAATTCATCGAGCAAGTCTTCGTCTGTCATCAATCCCAGACGTTCTATAGCGGATATTACTTTTTCGGAGTTGTAATATTGCGGAGTTTTGCGGATAAGTATATCGTCCGGTTTTTTCTCTTTGGATGCGTCGGGAGGCTTAAATTTAACACTAGCACCCAGTTCTTTTGCACCTTTTTGGATTTTTTCTTCCAAATCATCTAAAGCCTTTTGGATTTTTTCTTTTTCTTTTTCCAAAGTTTTTTCTATCTTTTCTTTCCCCTTTTCCAGACTTTGATCGGTATATCGCCCAAGTTCTGCCTGACGAAGTTTTTCAATGTTTTCGATTATGTCGGAGTAGCCGGTTGCTTGAATCTTGGCATCATCATAAAGTTTGTTTATTTCGTCGGTCGATAGTTTGGTGCCTTTAATTAAGCGTTCGTTAAATTGGGTTTTTAAAGTATCGTAGGCTTTTTTGATTTCCTCTTGTCTCTTACCAACATTAGTGATACTGCCCAACTGTTGGTTGATGATTTCTACATAAGTATTATTGTCCTCGATATATGCCTCCTTGGCTTTTTCAACTTCTTTTAAAAGTTTTTCGGTTTCTTTTTTTAAATTTTCGGCTAATGTATATTGTGTTCGAACAGGTATTTGACTTAATGCAACTCTGTTTAAGTCGCTTACGCCTTGCGTCTGATGATCTGATGCTCCTGTATAGTTTTTAACTTGTTCTTTAGTTAAATTTTGGAATTGTTCATACGTGAGAGATGTAGTTGAAGGATATTTCAATTGAAATTTACGCCATTCCTCATTTGCTTTTGTTAGTCTTTTTCCAAATTGTTCGGCTTTATCCATATAATCTTTTTGTGCATCAACCCAATCCGACATTTTTTCATCAAGTTTTTCCTTTGCCACTTGTTGAGCAATCTGTCGCTCCCATTCCTTATTACTGTCCTTTTGAATTTCAACCAGTTCTTTCATGGTATCCTTCTCGCTGATAAGTCGGGGCAGATAGGAGCCGTACTTGTCGTTAATTTCGGCGATGAGATTTTTCCGCATTTCGAGAGGCAGATTACCAAGTTTGAGGATTTCGATTTGAGAATTGAATTCAAAATTGTCGGTCCTTAACTTCTCGCTTAATTTAATTTCGGTCCATTCTTCGAATTTGTCAACCACATTACCAAGCCAACCCACAAAACCGCTGTTGACAAACCAACCCTGAATGCGTTTACCAATCTTTTCGAGGTTGGCAGCCATGTTCTCGTTTTTGGTGTTGAACTCCTGAAGCATTGAGTTGCCTGAGGTGATTTCGTCGGTAGCCATTTTCTGCTGTTCCTTGAGCATCTCTATATTATTGGCAAGTGTGCCTATCACTGATATTGCCCTTGCCCCATCGATGCCCACGGCATCCATGCGAGCCGACATCTGAGCCATGCCCTCGTTGTTGCCTTTCAATCCCTGCAACACTTTTATAAGTGCCGCATTGGCATCGCCATTGAGCAGGCGTGTAAAATCTTCGACACTCATACGTGCCACCTTGGCAAATCCGGCTGTGTCCTTGAACATTGCCATTATGGTCTGCCCTACGGCAGTGCCCGACAACTCTTCGGTTTGTCCCAAACTGTCGAGCGTTGATGCTAAACCGGCTACACTTTCATAAGCGATATTGGCATTGGGAGCAATACCCGCCAAGCGAGCCGAAAAGTTAACGATGAAATCCTCCGATGCTGCACTTGCAGCACCAAGTCTATTCACCACGTTGCCTATTTTGGTCATGGACACACCGAAGATGTTCGACAATTTGCCTATTCGGTTGATGGCATCTTCGCCCAGATCCTGCCCAAGGGCTACCTCTATTTTGTCGGCTTCTTCTACAAAAGCCTTTATATTGGCACTGCCCGTGATGCCGAGTTTACCGGCAGTAACTGCCAGTTCCAAAAGTCGTGCGTTGCTTGTGCGTGTGTCGAGGCTTCGGAGTTCGCCGTACAGATCCTTCACCTGTTCCATTGTCAGCCCTGTGGTTTTGGCTACATCGGCAAAGCTGTCGGACAGGTTGGCGTTGCCCATGATCAGGCTTTTGATGCCCATCACTAAGCCCGAAATTACTCCCGCTGCACCCATTGCCAACAGTGCAAACTTATTGACACCCTCGGCAAGTTTGCCGAAACTGAAGCGGGAGGCTTCGGCTTTGCCGGTGAGTTCGTGGAGCCGTCCGTCCACAGCCGTAAGCTCGGTGCGGTATTTCTTCCATGCATCTGATCCGGGTACCGACATGTTGAGCAGACTGCGAAGTTTGGTTTGCTCGGCACGTAGTTGCTTTATGCTCAATCCGGTTAAACCTAATTCTTTACGGAGTTCGCCCATGCGGACTTCGTTGGTTTTTACAGCATTGTTGTTTTCTTTAATCGAAGCCGATATACGCTGATATTCTTCGCTCTCCTGTTTGCCAAGTGCAATCAGTTTCTGTTTCTCCTGGTTAAGACTTTTATTTATGTCGCGTAAATCGCGGGTTTGACGTTCCAAATCGCCAAGTTCTTTTTGAGCCTGATTGCCGTTGACAATCATGTTGAGCCGTAAGTCTTCGTTCTTGAGAGTGTTTGCCATTAGCTTTGATTTTAAGCTAAGGTAATTTTAGGGAGGGGGAGAATAAAGGACAAATGGGATTTGAGAATTTGAAGATTTGAGAATTTGAAGATTAAAAAAAGCCTGTTCAAATGTGAACAGGCTTTTTTTTAATTACGTTAGTAATTCTTCGAATTCTTGGCGGAGGCGTTCGATGCCGTGATAGGGTTTGATGCCTAAAAATTCGTAGAGATAGGTTAGTTTCTCAAACTTATTGTTCATACTGACCGGGTGCTTAAGGCGAGTAGTGACATATTCAATAGTAATATCCGAATATTCTTTACGTCCTGATTCGCACCTTCGCTTGAGTTCGTCGATCATGCAGTCGGAATTGGCTTCGTCGAGCAGTTCGTCGATATCAATGTCTATTTTAGCCATGGATTAGTTTTTTATAATTTCAACTTCTTTTTCCAACTCGAATTGCTTCTCCCATTCGCAGAAGATTAGGGTTTTGCTGTTCTCGTCGTCGTCGAAGAGTAGATACTTATCCTGAATGTGCCACAGACTGAGGGCGGGAATGTCGCCGATTGGTATGAGGTTGCGATAGTGCAGATCGGGATTAATGGAGTCTTTGATTAGAGTCAGTGGCTCTATCACACGGCGAAGACTGCGTACGTGAAACATAAGTTGCTCCAAACTTGCATTTTTCCTTTCGGGAAACTCTTCGCTGTAATCGAGTAACCAGGCACTTAACTCTTTAAGGTCGTCGCACCATGTGGGATCGGTAAGGCTGTTGATACTCTTGCAACAGGTGGCATCGTTGGCGATTGCATCGGGGATTATTTTGTCTCCTACCATTGGGCTGCCCTCCTTTCTGTTACGACATACACAAGCATTCCGCTTGCGTTTGCCAACATTGTGATACTCTCTTTCTTTGTTCTGATTCCCCTTGCAGGGCGAATCGTTAACTCCTCGGTTAACGAGGGGTTAAGATTTGTTTGCATGAACTTCATAAAACTATTTTTAATAATAAAACAACGCCGGTACAGCCGAAGTTCACACAAACACACAAGGCATTGGGGATGAGTTTCTAAAACTCTCTGTACCGGTTTATTTTAAATTTGTTTTTGCATTGTTCGCCCTGATTCAAATTATTTATTTATGTAAACTTCGGTGCAAAGATAAACTAAAAAAGCAGAAAGTCAAGAAAATAGAGAAAATTATTTTTTATTCATCCTTTCAATTGATAATGTAACACATGATTTGGCTACTTGTTCAGAAAATGAAACCTTAGTTGAACCAAATAAAATAACGTGCCTTAAAATTTCTATTTCAGTGATTCCTTTATTTATTTGTCTCATCATTACTAAAGTTTTTCCCAAATTGTATATATAAGATTCATTATTTGGTAAATTATAATCCTCTACTACTTCATCAATAAGAAGTTTAATATATTCAGTTTTCGGAGAACCTATAAATTCATTATGCATCATTTCATAAGGTGATTCTTTCTTTATCCTTATGTTTTTAACAGTGCCTACTATGTTTGTATCATTAATTTTTTTTTTTGTAATCGAAGTATCAATAATTTGCTGATAGGTCTTTTTTAAAATAGGTTTAGCTTTTACAGGTTGGGTATTACAATTTACTAAAAACAACCCGATTAGTAAAAAAATAATTAGTTCTCTCATAATACATATATTTAAATTAATACTAAAATTATTCAATCAAAATATCTCTCTCCGTTTCATAATCTCCCTTCTCCGGCAAATTAATTTCGCAAAGCAAACTATCAAATCCATTATAAATCTGCATTAATCCCACGCTTGAATTAACTGCACTGAATTCAATATGCAGAGTCTCGTGCCTTTCGGCTTGTATTCTTAAGGTTTTATCACAATCATCTTTGAAAAATCGTGCTTCACAATATTCATAATCTGGCTTTAATTTGTTTAATGTATCATATAAACACACACAATAAACTAAATTAAGTTTCTCAGTTTCCTCATACTCCGGATTCCCCTTCACATACGTATGGATTTTGAGGTTATATTTAGTTTTCATCGCCTGATCGATAGCGTAGTCGAGTGTGAGTGTAGGAATGGGATCTTTGTCGCAACCTGTGAGAAACAGGGCGGTGCAGAAAATGAACAGTAGCTTTTTCATGGCTTTTCGGGTTTTTAAATTAGTAATGTAAGAATCAAATATACTAATATAACTCCGAAAAGTGAAAATACTCCCAAAAAAATTGAAATATTTTAAAAATATTTTTATTGAGGAGCCTAAAATCAATTTGGTTTGGGTTTGCCCCAGCGGTTTTGCATCATGGTAACCAAGTCGTCGTCGGCATCTTTGTCGATTATGAAGAAATAGGCATTTACACTTTCGGCAAGTATGATGAAGTTGTCGAGCGAGGGGGAGTACTTGCCGGCAAACATACGGCTGATATTGCCTTGGGTAAATCCTGTCTTGAGGGAGATTTCTTCCTGGGTAATGCCTTTTTCAACTGCCAAATCCGAAAGATACTCAAGGAGCATCTTTCGGGCGGTGGTGTATTTGGTGTCGTGTTTCATGGGTTACTATTTTTATTCTTCGTCAATTTCAATATTTAAGAGTGAAAGCAATTCGTCTTTATTCCAGTAATTGGAGGTTTTTATTGCTTCTATTTCACTTTCATTGCAGTCGTCTAAATATTTTGTATATGTAGTATTAAAATATCCATCTTCTTCTATTCTTCCAATGCCAGTTTCAACATCTTTTTCAGATAAGCCAACTTCGTTTCCATTTGCGTCGTAATATACTTCTTCGCCGAGCATTTCTTCGGTAATTCCGAATTTTTCTTCGAGTTCCTCAAATTCTTTATCTGTTATTAAATCAATGATGCACTTCTGATCTTTATCATGAGTGTAATCAAATCCAAATCTGGTTGAGAATTTATTTTGATTTTCGTATTTAAAAAATAAATGTTCGGTAAAATCGCCGATATTTTTTTCACCAATAAATGACAAATAACCAGCATTATGGAATCTTCCACCTTTACCAATGTGAAATGCTACAATTTTAGTAGATTTTTCGGAATTTGTTTCTTGTGTTTTCATTTTTCATTCGCCGAGTTTATCCTCCTGCTCGGGAGTGTTTAGATTAATATTACTGTGTAAAGATAATATCAAATTTGATATAAGTCAAGTATTTTGGCAATTATTTTAAAAATATTTTCTATAATATTTATAATCAATAAGTTGCAAACCTTATTTAGAATTATTCTAAATAATAATTATCATGATTTGTTTGTTTATGGTAAAATATTGATTATATTTGTCCAGCAAATCACAATAAGGATTTATCCGCCGTGTTTTAGCACTCTACGCCTGCATTAAGTGGGCGTTTCTTGTTTTATCCACTTAAATTTTAATTCTTCAGTACCGGAATATTCCCGTAGATATTCTGTTGTATTGAATCCGAAATCCTCATATAAAGCAATCCTCTCGATATGTTCGGGGTTAATATAGCGGATTGAAATCACGTCTTTCAAATGTTCTTTAGCCCCCTTTGCCAAGTGTGTATATTTTAGAATAAATCCGTTTTTGGAAACTATATCGGGGTTTTCGTGCCTTGCTTCGGGGTATAACTTCACAGGCATACGCTCCATTGGTGTGTTAAGCGACGGACGAAAGGCAGTATTAAAGATATCTACCTTAACAATCCCGTCGGCTTTTTTGGTGATCTGGACGTAATTTGTCCAAAAATAAATAAACTCCTGTTCGTCAGCTTCTGTTTCGGTTGGGAAATTGGTTATGTTATATAATTTAAAATAAGTATTACCTTTAAATGATGCGAGGGTGTCCATTACCGCCTCAAGCATATCCCAACTTATCTTTTTGCCGAACTTAAAACGTAGTCGTTCGGAATATCCGTCCAAAGCGGCTGTCAGTCGTCCTGTTTTTTCGGTTAAATCACAAATATCCTTTAACATCATTTCAGGGCTTCCGGTCGAAAGTCCATTATTAATATAACCGCCCCCTCCTATATATTTACGGTTATAACTGTAGTGACAGAATTTGCAACGAAACGGACAACCTATAAACTTCTCCTTCCAAGTTGTATTATTAGCCCCATATATGACGGGGTAAGGATACAGCTCGCTCACTTGCCTTAACTCTATTTTGTGAGGTTGAGAAATTCTAAAACTATAAACCGTATAGTTTTCGGGGTTTTGTAAATAATCACATATAACCCCATCGGCACGACCAAAGAAAGCATAATCAATAAACGAAGCCAAAGCAATAGGATTCTGACAACCAAAACCACCGACAAAAGCGGTGAATGTCCTGTTTTGCCAATTATTTTTATGGCATTGTTTGTAGATGTCGTAAATATCATCGGTTGCGGTCATCGAAACCAACACGTGTGTATAATCGAAAGCTGTTTTATAATCGCACACATCAGCATCAAAGCCGTTTCGTTTCAACTCATCCATCAAAACCAACGCCCCTATGCTTATCGAACTATTACGATTCTTGACTTGTAATATTGCTATCTTCATTGTTAAAAATATTACATATTAAAGCCTTACGCTCACGGACCTTCTTAATTCTCTCGTCTAATGAGTTACGGGCAATGAGTTTATATATGTCAACCGTTTTTGTTTGTCCAATTCTATGACATCTATCAGCGGCGTTTTCTGCCTTAGTACGGGAATAGTTGTCGGAATAAAATATTTCATTGTGGCAACATTGAAGGTTAAACCCCTCGTTAATGGCAATCGAAATAATCAAATACTTTATATCCCCGTTTTTAAACCTGTCAATTAGTGCATCTCTTTGGCTTGTGTTTTCGCCGTTGATAATTTCTGCAATTGGCAAAATGTCTTTAATTGCGTGCATTTCGTCAACATAATTACACCATATAATTATCTGCCCTTCGATGATGTCAACAAGGTTTTGCAAGGCTTTAATACGGTTATTTTGTTTATCAAATTCAATAGAGCCTATGCGTGCAACATTATCTGCTCCCTCTCCAAGTTTGCCCAGATTGCCGAATATACTTTCGATTTCGGTGTCGGTTGGCGAATATCCGCTTGCAAGTTTTTGGCTGAATGTGCCTAATTGGTATTGCTTATTTTTAGGCATAAACTTGTATTGCCCTATTAACCCGTTAATAGCCCTATAAGCCTTTAACTGGTTCTCGTTCATATCAAAATATACCTCATGGTAATGCTTCTCAGACAAATCAGGAGCTACTTCTTTTTTTGTGAGTCTTACGATGTAAGGGTTTATCCTTTCAGAAAGTTCCTTAGTGTTGCGATATGCCACAACCTTTTCGCCGTCGTCACCACCAAGCAATAGAAATGACTTTTGAAATTGCCCGTAATTTTCACAACCTATAATTTCCCTCCCCATTATTCCGAACTGATAAAATAAATCACCTGCATTGCGTTCAATCGGGAAACCGGTTAATATCATGCAGTAGTCAGCATTAAACGACTTTTCAATGTTTCGGCTTCGCTTTGCCGATTGGTTACGGCATAGATGCACTTCGTCAACGATTAGTTGAATAGCACCTTTTTTATTGTTAAATTCTGTTTTAATCCGCTCCAAACTATCAGCATAACTTGCTGAATGAATCGAATATACATTAATTTCAATGTCCGAAAAATATTTTTTAGCAAGTTCTTTCCATTGTTTTTGAAGGCTGGCAGGGCACAGCACTATAATATGGTCAACTAAACGAGTTTTAACCCGCGAATATGCCACAGTCAAACTCATTAAGGTCTTTCCCGTGCCCGCATCGCAGAGCAGAGCCATGTATTTTGATTTTACCAATTGCTCAACCCGTTTGCGTTGTGGTTTTAAAAGCGGATAAGTTTCGCTTTCTATTATTTCGCAATCGGTTTTATGATGTGGCAATATTTCGCCTCCCAACGAGGCAAAGGCGGTTGTTAATGGCTCTACTTTGATATTGGTAATCTCCTCAAACTTAAAAGCAGCTATTGTGACTATAACGCCGTCTTTTTTCTCTTTTATCAGGGTGCAGATACTGCGGGGAATCCAATAGTCTTTCCCGTCGAAGTCAAAGAATTGAATTGCATTATCGGTAGTGCGACCGATGCTTTTAAAATCCTTTCTTATTCGTGGTAAACTCATTTCCTTATCTCCCCTAATTGGTTCACCCGCACTAATTTGCATTTTGCAAGCATTTGTTTATTCGTTCTCATTCCAATAGCATTGAGTTCATATACGCTTCTTAGTTCAGGAACCGAACTTGCACCAATTATGAAATAATAGGCTCCTTCATATTCAACTACATCATGTTTTTTCAACCCCGTTTCGTTCATCTTTTCGCCTTTATTCAAAGCGTTAATGTAGTCGTACAGTTTTACTACCTTCTTACCGTTAGGTTCAAATCTGTGGTTCATTGACGAGTAAACAAAGCCCCTGTTTAGTTTAATTAATTCCTGTGCATTAATACGTATTGACACGCTCCGTATTGGTTTACCATTATGAAATATCGGGTTTTCGGCAAATTCTGCGATAGCCTCGGCGTGGTCTCTCCCCTCTATTCGTTCTTTTAATTTTCGATAAATGGATTGATCCATAACCTTTTCGACCATTGCCGGAGTGAGTGAACTAATGGGCTTACGAATTTTATAATAATGCTTTGTCATTATTTCTCCCTTTGTGTTTCTGTAAATTTCTTTACGCTCACCCATCACACTCTCATCGTGTAATTGATGGCGTGGGATGTAACCATATTTCGTTTTACGATAATATTTCATACGTGGCACGTAAGGCACTATCTCCTCATTGTCCAAAAATAATTCCTGTTTCAAATCGTATCTGCCTATGCTGTGGTTAGGCATAGTTTTCAGGTTGTTGAAATAGTCAATTATTGATTTGTCAAAATTTGCCAAAACAAGGCATTTCATTAATGACTGACGGCAATCATTATCAGGGTAATTATTAAGATTCCAATCTCTGTAATATTTATTAAGAATTTTGTTTGGGATAACGTAATTTGCTGATTTCGCAAAACACTTGGTTATATAATCTTCGACCTTTATGTAATTAGTTGGAATATCGGAATTTTCCATTAACAAAAAAGTCTTTTTCCGCTCCGATAATTGAAGGTTGTCAATGGTTTGCCTGTACTTATCTTCAATTCCCAATTCTCGGGCAAATTCGATACCCGTCAAAGCTCCTTTCCGCTCGTTCAAATCCTTACGGCAAAGGCATTGATTAATTACTCCGTGTTCAAACAGTTTGCTTTTTGGCACAATATGGTCAATATTGTAATTCTCAAAAAGTTCCTTTTCGGTAATTTCTTTGTCCGGTTCATAAGGGCTTTTACCTTTAAATTCTTTATGAAGCCTTAATAAATGCTTTTGGTAATCAGTTAGCGACTGGTCCACTTTCTTTTCGGCTCGGGTTTCCTTTGCCATTGATTTGCGACTCTTATTACCTGCCTTTAACAGATGACTTATTTCAATAGCAGTTTCAGAAATTGCGTACTGTTTTTTTATCGCTTCAACGAGCGAAATAAAACTATCGTAATGCTGTTCGACAATAAGATTACGAAGGCATACGTCTGCTGTCATATCAACTACTCCGTACAACTCAAATATAACCTCTTTCAACTTCTTACCTTGCTTCAAAAGTGGTAACATTTTGACAATTGCCTTGTGCGAATACTCACCCCATCCCGACGAATTAAAATCAATATCCAAGAGTCTTTCAATATCCTCGTTAGGATATTTGTTTGCAATCAAAATAGAAAGGTGCTTGTCGTCAATAGCAGAAAACATATCTTGCCAAAGTTCTATATTACTACTACCTAACGAAGCAACAACAATATTACCTTCTATCTGCTTACCCGATCTCCAAGAGTAGCCTGTACTCTTTTTTATTCCCAAATCTTTGCAACATGAGGCTTTGGTTAAATTGCTTCCGGTCATTAATTTGTTTGCCCATTTCTCCCGTTGCTCTTGTGATATTTCAAGTTCGTCTAAGTTCGGGTCAATGATTTCTATATTGTTCACATCTCTCCATATTCTGAACTCCTGAAAATCAGGGTGCGAATAATGACATACTTTGCGGTTCTTTTCGAGAGTGCAATTACCGATTTTACCACGTTTTAAAGGTCGTTGAAAGTAAAGTAATCCACGTAATTTATTGTCGTTAATCTCCTGTTGCTGACAAATTTTGTCAAACTCAGCTTCATAGCTCTCTCGGGTGAAAATGATATGCTTTGCACTTTCTTTAGTTAGCAAATAATCTGCAATAGACTGGTATTGCTTTAAATATTCCTCGTGCTGTTTGATTTCGTTGAGATATTCGCTTTTTTCGGAATTTACCAAGCCCCGCATATTTTTATATCCTCTCTTTTTTTGCAGCGAAAGAAATATTGCTCCAAGTTCTGACGGTTGCACCTTCTCGGTTAGTGATTTTACCCGCAGTTGAAGTATTTCTTTGTCGGAATATTCTTTACTAGATATCCATCCGAATTTTTCAAGATACTTTACAAGACTTTGACGACGTGATTTTCTTCGCCATAAATTTCGACGCGATTGTCGTTTCATACGGCGATTAGTTCGCTTTGAAATTGGCAACCCTGCTATATACTCATAGTAGTTGTCGAACTCCACATTTACTCGCTTAATCCCTTTAGCGACAATTTCAACGCCTTCGGAAATAATCCAAGCAATTGAACGCAAATTCACATAAATTGATAGTTTCATATTGTTATTTAGGTTTGTATCATTCTTTCTTCTTCCACCATTGCCGAAGTCCGGATCGGTTTACCTTGCCTAAGGTTTCGTCCACGGCACGAATTACGCCAAGCCAGCGGGGACTGTAGTCGTCTCCGCAGATTACTCCTCCTTGTCTTACTTTAGGGAGCCAGTGGAGTATATCTTCCTTAACCGACTTGTAGTCGTGCGATGCGTCGATATATACTATGTCGAAATATTCGTTTGGCATTAGTTTAGAGGCTTCGATAGAAGCCTTCTGTACAATATTAATCTTATCTAATAATGGTCTTAGATTGTTGATGGTCAGTTGAAAGTAATCAACATTTTTACTGTGCTCTGCCGAGCCTCTGAAATGATCGATTGCAAAATATTCGTAATCAATCTGCGAATTTATCAGCTCTACGTTCCACAATGCGGTGCATCTGCCCTGATACACGCCTATTTCGACTATACTCAGGGTTCGGTCGAAATTGATTTGATTTAATACAGTATTTAATAATACTCCCTGCTCGGCGGGTGTTGCCCAGCCTTTAATATCTTTCCAAAAGTGTTCCATCACTAAAGTTTTACAGTTACATCTTTAAGTTCGTCTTTAATTGTGGCTCTCACTGCCTCCGTCAGTCCGTACATAAGCTGATCGGCTATGGCATAATAATGACCAAAAGCATAGCGGTTGTATATTGGGAAGGCTTTGAGTTTGCGAAATTTACGCCCGTTTTCCGATATTTTGCGGTTTTTGGGCTTGATATCAAGGAAACGTCCGTAGGCAGGCAGGGTTAAAGTGAGTTTACCGTCCATGCTTCCGTCTGTGGAAGTTTCGTAAGTGCGGTCGTTCTCAAGTCTGCCCGAACGGAAGTTAAGCATCCGTTGTATTGCACGGCTCTGACTCCCTTTAAACCTATCCTTCTCCGATGCGAGGATTCTGCTTACAAAAGCTTTTTTAATCATTTCATTCATCAGTACCCTGGAGATTTAACGGTAAACGACAGGCTGTAGCCGTTCCAACCTCCGAAAATCTGATATTCGGGGTCAATATGGAAGGAATTCTCATTAATGAATTGCAATAAGTTGCAACCTTCAAGCTTCTTACCTCTCAGATAATTTTTAATATCCGATATTTTACCTCTCATCTTCTCATAATGAGCCGGTTCGTTGGTTTCGTCCACATCCGAAGGATTAATCTTTTCGATAACCCACACGAATATAGTGTCAACATCGGCAATGTTGTCAATGCCCTTGCTGTCATCATCCACCGAGGGGTAGGTCATGGCAAGAACGGTTCCTGTACGGTCCCTTAATCGTTTGATGATATGATCCTCTGTGGCTACAAGCAGGGCATAATCAAAATCACAGGCGGTTTTTAAAGCCGTCAATACACTTTGGAGTTGAGTTACCGATATCATTTTTCCAGATGCGTTAATTTAATCATTCGGCTACATTCGGTACAGATAATAGCACGTTCTTTTTTAGGAGTCACAAATACATCCTTGTCATTGTAGTCTATCACTGCCTTGCAGTGTGGACAGGTTAAAGTCGGTTTTTTCATATCACTTATTTTTTTTTGGTAAACTCTTCGTATTCCTCGTTCCATTGCAACATCTTGAGATACACATTATAAACATTCTCGTTAAGAGTGTCCTTAATCGTGCCGAATATGCCTGTTTCGGCTACTTTATAAGCCAATCCGGTACTGCCGAGGTTGCTTTTACTCCCTCCCTCCGAAGGCGTGAATAATTTTGTAAACGAAATTTTCCGCCCATGTAGCAGAATTTCGCCCTCATGCATGAAGTTGATGCAGTTGATTAGGAATAACAGCATAGCATATTTCACCGAATAATCCCATTTTTCAACACGTTTGGCGTAAATCTCAGTCAGATTTTTATTAAATGGCACTCTCCTATTGCCGTCGAAGCTTGGTTGTACCATTGCCAATTCATAATCGGGTGTTTCGTCGCGATACATAGTTCCTACGATAACGTTGAGTGTGTCTAGTGAGTTTGTTTCCTGATATTCGCGATATAGGTCGTTCAGCACAATCCATTCGCCAAACGAACAGTCCATCATAGCATCTTTTGGACCTATCAGGTTATGATACTGAGGAATTTTATTTGTAACGCTCTTGTAGTTAAACGATATGCCTCCCGTAGCTTCATCTTTAGTCAGAATATACTCCAACAGAGGGTGCAACGATACGATATTGGAATAATAGTTCTCCACCGACTCCTGTCCATATTCGCGAGCCATAGTTTTGTAGCCTGTGTGAGCTTCTTTTTCAATGCCGATAAATTTGGCTATGATAATATTATAGAAATCCACAACATTGATTCGTGCCATTACCAAACTATGAAATATGGTAACGGTAAAAATAAACTGCTCCGTAGTCATTTCGTCGAACGACTCGGGCAATGTGAACCTCACATCGGCATCGGGTATTTCGATATTATGCATCAGGTACGAAATATATTATTGGTATCGGGATTTTCAGGGAATATATCTTCGATCTGCGGATCATAATCAACGCCCTGTGCTATTTTAAGCAGATATTCCTGCAGGTCTGCAACTCTTTGCTCGCCATCGTGCTCAAGACTCTGCGAAACCAAACGAATGATTTCAACAGCAGGGGTAGTCTTGGCTTGTGTGGTAAGTTGCTCCGATACTACTGTCTGCAAAGTGCCTTCGGGGAAAACCTGTAGGCTTAACCTCTTAACGGCAAGACTCATTGTGAGGGGAGCCACAGCATAGCGGATATATTTCAGCATCTCGTCGTAGTCATCGGTATCACCATCAAGAATAGCCTCTTTGATGTCGTCGAATATGTCGGCTATTACAGGGCGGATATATCGCTGTTCCACTTCTGCCATAAACGGTGACAGCACCAGGAAGAAACGGCGTGAGTTTTCAATAGGGTAAATGTTATTGAAGGCATCGGCAGAGTTAATAAATAGTTTACGGCTATTGGTGCGAGCTTCGGAATACTTCCATTCCGGAAGAGTGTCCTCGTATTTGTCGAGGAACTGAAGCAAACGGTCGCAAGTCTTATAATATTTGCGGAGCATAGCTGCCGAGTCGCGGTCGAGCATCCATTCCCACGGCAATTTCTCCGTTTCCGACGATATTTTAACCCTTCTGCCACCGTCCTCATGACTTACGTCAGTGTTTTGGCTGTACTCGTACACTGCATTGAGGGCTATCGGGAGTTGCATGTACTTGACAAGTTTTGTCATCACAGCTGTTCTATCGCCCGAACCTGATCCGGAGCCGGAACCCGATCCCGAATCATCAAGATTAATCCCGTGATAGAACAGATCCACAGCATCGTAAAGCTCCTGCCCTACTATCTTAATGATATCGTCTTCGGCAAGTTCAATATCGGTTTTGATATTGTCGAAATTATTCGACTTATAGAAGAATCCTATAAGTTCCTTGAGTTCGGCTGTGCCTGTATTATCTTTATTGAATAACATTTTATTTCGTTTTAGCAATACGTTCGTTTGGCGTTGTATCTTCCTCTTTAAGCACTATATCGTGATAGAAACCCATTTTTACATTCTTATTCGGGAAATTAATCTCAATAGCCTGATTAATGCCCTGCATTATCACCCTTTCGGGAATAGAAGTGTCCGATGCCAGATATAATTTGAAAGCATAAAGCATCTCCGAACCACTTGCAAGTTTACCCTCCACTATGATGTTGGACAAGGCAGGATGTAATCCTATGCCCGATGTGGTAGCCCCGTCGGCTTTTTCGCTTATCTTAAGCTGAGCATCTATGTAGTCTTTTATCTTATGGTCAATAGCTTCGATAGTCCATGAGCAACGGGTACCGTGGTCGTCCATAAACTCAACCGTTTCGATCATCTTGCCGACATTAGCTTTGCCCGACAGAACGCTCTTAACATTTTCGAAGACCTTATTTTTCATATCTTCGAACATAGCCGTAGTGTACTGGATGCCCTTTTCCTTGCATTGCTCTTCGAGTCTTTGCTGTTTATCAGCCCAGTACTCTGAAGGAACTTTGATCATGTACGAAGGAGCCATGCCGTTGGTAAGCAGATTTTTAAGCACCAATGGCACATCGGAGCTTCTCTGTATCCAAGCCAGTGAGCCGTAATATGAAGGCATAGTGTAGAATACACGAGCGAACGAATAACTGCTGTAATAGTATGCCGATAATGGGTTTGCGGCTGGTTTAAATCGGTTGAATACGGGTAAAGTAACCATTCCGTTTTGACAATTATTGTCAAAATCACCAATGTGAATATATTTAATATCCTCGAATTTACGTGTATTAACCCACCCAAGCCGTGCATCCGACGAAGGGATGCAGGAAAGTTTGGCGATTTTAAAAGTCCTCCCGATTTCAGAACCCTTATTAGCGTGGAATTTAGTGTAATGTGCTTTTAAATATTTATATTCCACGGTAGCTTTATACACGTAATCCTCCCAATCCCACGTTTTTAGCCATTTCTCAATTTCGGCATCGTTCAGATATACGCGGGTGAGTTTACCGTCAGTAAATTTTTCGGTGTATAATTTAGGACCTACGCCCCAAAGCAAACCAAGTTCTCTTTCAAGAATTCCCGGAGCCAGATTATTGGCATCCATAATTGTTCTGATATCAGAAGGGAACTTATTGTTTGAGCCATAAGGAATAACTTCTTTATCGGCAACAACTACCGGGTTAGCTTCCCAACTGGCACTTCCTGCCGCACTGTTGAGAATATCAACCCAGTTGGTGTCAACAGTTGCCATTGGTGCGATTACAAAACAGCCTATCCCCGGTACATCTATTGCTCCAATTAATGATTTATGTTTCTTGCTCATTTCAGTTTACATGTTTGTCCGTTAAAAGTCATGATCAACGGATAGTAACATCTGCGGAGTTCATCCGTGTTAGTGTCCGTAAAGAATAGAAGTATGTCTTTGTTTTTCAAATCATCCTCGGCAGAAGCCCGTCTGCGAAGCTGAACCTTATCGAAATGACGAATGCCTTCACTCTTACCCTTGCTACTGCTATATGTCATAAATGAGAATGAGAATGTGCCTCCCTTATTGGAGATTGCTCTCATTTCTTCGACAGCATCATAAACAGATATTTCAGCCATATTCTTAATTTATGACTCAAAGATTGTAAATGCCGTTAAAAAAGTAAAGGACAAAAGAGTAATTGGCTGTCCTGTTTATAATAACGTCTGAATACATAAGCCTTAATTAACAGACAATTAGATTCAGACACCATTGACCGGTGCGTAGCACCGCAAAAAAAAGAGCCTCCTAATGATTAGAGGCTCTTTAAAAAGCTTTGATTAATTAATTTACCTGAGTGTTTGCAAATAGGTAACAGATAGGAAAGAAATCAAACTCATCGGTTTTATTTTCGTCTATCTGTTTAACTTGGTGGCGTGGTCGTGCCCAAAAAAGAAAACCCTTCTCCCCTTTCTTCACTCTCTTCCCTTCAAACAACCACTGTTTAAAGGTTTTGAATTCCTTAATTTCGGGAACTTGTTTTTTATAAACGTCTTGTAATCCCTCATTAATGGTTTCATATTCTGCACCCGCAGTAATTGCCATTTTTACAACTTTGCTGTACTCTTTTAGTTGTGTTCTCTTTTCTGTGATATCTGTATTTTTCATGTGTTTAATGTTTTGATTATTAATAAATTATTCCGTTGTTTGCGAAAGAAAAAAACTTTTCAGTTGATAAAATTATATGGTCGTATAGCTCAACATCAAATACTTTAAGGGCTTTTTTTACTCTTTCAGTTATTTCAATATCGGGGTCACTCGGTTTTAAGTTTCCTGATGGGTGATTATGAGCTATAATAACACCGGAAGCGAGGCAGTCGAGGCAATATTTACAAATTATTTTTAAATCTGCAACAGTTCCAGCTGTTCCACCTTGCGAAACTTTCACATAACCGATAGTTTTTTTAGCACGATTTAATAATAGAAGAAAAAAACTTTCATAGATGCTTATATCATCGTGGTAAAACTGTCTAATGTATTGCTCTGCTTCTTCTGCCGAAAGTATTTCTTTTTGTTCGAAGTCTGTTTTTTCTCTCTTCAAGCTCACAAAATCAATTGTACGGGCTTGATTTTCTTTTTTAAATAACATATATTTGTGTGATTTAAGGTTAAAAATTAAATTAATCCCCTGTCAGCTCTGTAAAGCGTAAACAGGGGATTCTTTTTTTCTAATCTGCAAGAATTTCATTGTCGATACTCTGCATTTTGGTTTCAATTAATCCAAGAATAAACTGAACTACATCTCTAATAATTAAAGGATTAGAGATTGAAACAATGTCGGATTTATAACCTCTTGAAAGTTTTAATTTTAGTGGTTCACTTTCCGAAGTTTCAAAAACATCGCTGTCAATAATTGCGACATCTTCCAATTGTTTTTTTGTAACCTGAAAAAAATTACGTTTAGTAATTAGTTCGTGCTTGTTTTGGAATTTCTCGATTAATAAATCAATTCCATTTTTCTGTTCATCTGAACTGTTTGTTTTTTTTGTCATAAAATTTAAATATTAAGGTTAAACATTTTGGGGCTGTAACCCCTCTTTTTACTATGTAAATATACAAAATAAAAAGACGTTTGTCAAGTTATTTTATTCTGTATCAATGCTTTGTGTTTGATATATAAACCTAACAACGATAAGAATATAACACAAATTAACTTGTATTTGATATAATTATTTTTTGACGTTTTGAATCAAAAACAGTCTTAATAATTCAATTAAATAGCTGTATTTAAGCACCTTATTTAGAATCATTCTAAATTACAAAACAACAAATCAAATAATTAACTATCAGAAGCCACTTGAAAAGTGGCTTTCTGTCATAGTGAAG